ATCAGATACCATTTCTTGCTTCTTAAGCGCAGGATTGCACCTATATAACGAAATGATTTTAGTCAATATTGCAGGAAGTCTTGCTATGAGATTAAACTCTCAATTTCAGAAAAATAGAAAAGTTGGTAAACAACACCAAAATGTATTAGTGTTTTACAAGGGCGACCCTAAAAATATAAGAAACAATTTTAAAGAACTTGATTTAAGTTATTTAAATGAAGAAACGGAAAGTGAATATTTAGAAGAACAACTTTAAACAATGAACACCCCACAACATCGTAAACAATGGATTTTAGAGGAATTAAAGAAATCTCCTCTACTTTCACATGGGGAAATGTGGGGTAAATATGGGGTAAAGTGGGGAAAGGGTAAAACAACATTTGATAAAGACTGGAAACACGCCCAAGAAGAGCTAAAAACATGGCAAAAATCAATCAATGATAAAGTAATAGAGGAAACTACCAAAACAGAAATAGAAGCGAGAAAAAAGGCTGTTTTGACAAAAGTAGAAGCGCTGGCTATTTTATCAGATATTGCAAAAGGAACAGCAAAAAAGGTGGGCGACCAAATCCTTATTCCATCATTTAAAGAAAGAAACGGTGCTGTTTCTATTTTGGCTAAAATGGAGGGCTGGAACGCAGACACCAAGTTAAAGGTATCGGGAGAAATAAACACTATGCCGACAACTATTCAGGTAGAAGTGGTAATGCCACAGGAGGAAGACTAACATAAATTCTTTTCATAGTTATTATTTATTATTGATTTGCTACCGAGCCTCGCAGAGATGTGGGGCTTTTTAATTTAAAAAGCATGGACAAAAAAATAAAATTCAAAGCATCAAAGGTGTTTGCCGAAGTTTGGGGCGCTTTAAACGAAAAGATACCCAACGGCAAGACTTGGCAGCACAAATATAAGCTTATCATTGAGGAGGGCAGTTCAAGGAGTTCCAAGACTTGGAGTAACTTCCAAGTGCTTTATAATTTCCTTGCGAACAACCCTATTTCCTCGGCAACAGTATTGAGGGATACACAGAAGAGTTGCAGGGATATTGTGGAGAAAGATTGGAGGGAATGGCTGAAAGACCCACAAGTAAGGAAGAAGCAATTTGAAAGGGGCGAAATAACCATAGAAGAGTTGGACGCTTACCTTGAAGAAGAGAACCTTTATCAATATCTTATTGAGAATAAGACCAATCACACTTGGACTTTCAGGAACAATGGCAATATCTTGCGATTTACAGGATTGGATGATGAAGATGATGCAATGGGGATGACACAGACTATCTGCTGGATAAATGAGCCTTACAACTTCTCGGAAGAAGTATATCGGCAACTCGCCCAGCGTTCCAAGGTTATCATTTTCGACTGGAATCCGAAACAAAACCACTGGATAGAGAAAGAGAAGCTGAAAGAAACCACCTATGTGAGTTATTCTACTTTTAAGGACAATCCGTTTATTTTGCCTGAACAACGGATGCAGATTTTATCCTACCAGCCGATAAAATATTGCTATGCTGTAACTTCCAAAATTCTCAACGAAAACAGCGCTAAAACCTACGATTTGGAGGCTAATCCATTAAACCTAACGACAAAACAAATCAAAGAGCTTAAAAGATGCAGATACAATGAAGATGTAGGCTCTGCTTCCGAATATCACTGGCTTGTTTATGGTCTTGGGCAGAAGTCCGAGAAACCGAATAAGATTTATAAGAATTGGAAAGTAATCAGCCTCAACCAATATAACGAAGTCGCAAAGCACGGCTACCGAAAGTATTACGGATTAGACTATGGTTTCGCCAATCCCACAGCATGCGTGGAAGTGATGTACGATGGCGACAAATCATTCTACATTCGCCCACTACTCTACAAGCCGATGAACCAAATGGAGGGAACACTCGGCGAACATCTTAAATATGCAGGCGTTCCTATTGGCAATGTAACCTTTGTTTGGGCAGATAGTGCAGACAGGGAACCAGGGAGCGAGATAAGTCTAACTAATGATTTGCGAACATTATACGCAATCAATGCTGTGCCGACCTCAAAACCAAGTTACAAGGCAAGGTTTGACTTTATCAACAATGCACGAATATACTATGTAGATGATGGCGACTTTGATAATGAATATCAAAACTACGAATACGAATTTATCAACGGGCAACCTACTGAAAAACCTATTAAAAAGAACGACCACTACATGAACGCCACGGAATACTGCATTTGGGGGATAAAGGAATATCTTGGGATAATGTTTTAAGTTAAAGGAAAATTTTTTGAAAAAAGTTGCAGAAATATTTGTTTATTATACAAATGTTTAATATCTTTGTAGTGTAATAATTAAAGAATCAGACATGAAAAAAGAATTAACAGAAAAAGAATGGGAGCTAATAGAAACCATTAGAAATTTTAAAAAGATTTATCCACCATCTATTGAATTAGAACTTTATATTTATGCATTATTAGATAAGTTGATGGATAAAGACAAAAAAGAGTAACCCAGCCCCGAAAGGGGCTTAAAAAAATAAACATTATGGAAATAAAAGCAAAAAAAGAAAGTATGAAAAATCAGATGTGGGATATTATAGTAGATGTTTCTTGGGCACAAATCTCACAGAAATATTTCGGTAAATCCCGTTCATGGTTAAGTCAAAAACTTACAGGAATAGATGGAAACGGCAAAGAAACAGAATTTACGAATGAGGAAAAGGAAATACTAAAAGGAGCATTATGTGACCTTGCAAATCGTATTCGTATTTGTGCCGACAAAATATAGGCTCTGATTCTATTATTACAACAGCCCTGCACCTTGAGCCTAAGTGCAGGGCTTTTTGTTATTCAAAGGTTTGGTCAAAGGTCTTATCAAAGATTTTTCTTCCCCATTTAGAGTTTTTGATTTTCCCTTTTATGGTTAATTCATTGGCGCCTTTATCGTATTGCAGGGCTTCCGTTCCGAAAGGATAGATGCTGTAAGTTTCTCCACTAATATAAACATCTATGTATCCTCTGCTCGGTATCTTCTCCCCTGTGTAGATATCCTCTCCTATTCGCCAGCGATTGTAGAGATTGTAGAACTCCTCAAAGGTTACATTCGTGAGCGTTATCTCTATGTTTTCCGTGCCGAACAGCACACGGCTGGACTTCCTTAACCTTTCAAGATTGATATTTTCATTTAAAACATCTACTTCGCTCGGCAGGTATGGTATTTTATCCGTGTCAGGCTCTACTTCTATTTTGCCGTTGTTCTTGTAATTTGTCACGATGATATTCTCGCCATTAGGTTTCTTGGATAGTCCACCACCGAAGAGCGGAAACCACCTTTTCATATGGTATTTCGGATTGTGGTATAGATTAACGGCTGTTCTTTTATTCTTTACGCCCTCGGCTGAAATAAAGCCGTCCGTTGCCGTAGCGTTTCTGTTCTTAATCACATCAGTCAGCGTGTGTTCTATCTTGGTAAGGATTGTCCCCTGTTCTATGCCTATTCGTTTGTCAAGTGTCAGCGTGTGGGACTTAATAGCGAGGATAGTATATTCCCCAACATTCAGTCCCTCTACGATTTTGATTTTATCCCCTACTTTGAACGGCAGGGTATCCCAAGGCGACTTTGAAGCCGTAAGGGTAAGCACTCCCCCAGCATCCGAATGGACAACATCAGGGAAAGAACCAGAGTCTATGTAGCTTCCTGTAATGGTATCTATCAACACCAAGTCATCATCATTGTCGTTGGTGTTGTCGTTGGTATCATCCAGCAGGTCTTGGATTTTATACTCATCAATGATAAAGCCTGTGGTCTTGTCAAGTTTCTTCTTTACGGACTTTATCGGTGTGGAACATTCCATTTTCGTGTTGAAGTTGAAAATATCCCCTTTCTTCTTGGTGGAATATTTCTTTGTGCCAAATATCAGGTTGTTGTAGCTTATATCTTTGTCGTTTTCTATGGTCAAATTCTCCTGAACAAAGTCTTTACTTGTAAGGTCGTACGCCTGAACATCTTTGAAGAAATAGTCTATATCCTCTACTATCAGTTGGTTTTCTATAACATCAAAGCCAAGGGCTAATAGTGGCGATGCTCCCTCATAGAACAGCGACTTAAACGAAGTGTTGATTTTGTTTTCGCCTAAAAAGATATTCGCCACGCCACGAAGAAAAGCCCCTGTTGCTACATATTGATTGGCGTATTTTCCTCCATCTGAAAGAATGTTTGAAGCCAATCTTATTTGTCCATCAGAGTAATTCTCTGCCACTTTGTCAATAGCATCAAAAAGGCTTACAACTCTGGACTTTCTGCCGAGTTTGTCAATGCTGGAAGATATCTTAAGACTCGTGTGCGACACTTTGCCTGTAATAATGAACTCTTTGTTTCTTATATCATTATGTGGCATGATACCTATCTTTACTATGCTGTTTGCAGGTAAATCACCTATTGCCCATCCTTCATTGACAATGTTCATTTCTGAATAGTTACCTATATCCGTGTCTATACTGGATTTTAAAAATATAGTATTTGAACCGTGTGGAGTTTCTATCAATAAAGCGATACTAAAAGAAAATGGCTTATAGTTTTCTCTGTATCCTTTATTATCCTCGTTATATAGCGGATTATATCCTTTTTTGAGACTGTACGACCTTGCTTTGAAATGCAGATTAGAAATTGAAAACACTACATTAGAGAGTTCATTTCTTGTATGAAATAGAGTGTTTTGCCCCCAATATGTTATCTCGCCGTGTTCATACATATAGCGTGGATATTGAGCCGCCCACGCAGGGTCTTGCAGCTCTTCCCTTGTAATGCTTGCTTTCCAATCGCCTCCATAAAGAGGAATATTTTCCCCTAATTTAGAGTCTTCACTTCTATTGAATTTTGGAAATACCCAAGTCTTTGGCGGTATGAATTTAATGTTTGAAACTGTCTTTTGATACTGAAACCAAGGGTCAAGGTTTTTGTTTCCAATATTTTTTTTATAGTTATACCAGTCGTAATTTTCTCCGTAGTCATCCATCCACCACTCAGTCTTTATTTCCTCTTCCTCTGCCTTTAAAACAATCTCACGGCTTCCTATCGGCTCTATTTGGTTTTCATCTAAATTCTTCTTGGCGAATAGGTTTATCGTGGTATCCTCACGAGTGTAGAACTTATTTTGTGCTTCCCTTTTCTTGATTTCGCACTCTATCACTCGCTGGCTGTTTTCGTAGTTCAGCTGGTATTTATTCAGGTTAATTTCAAAGCCCTCGCCCAAGATGTCTTTCTCTACGCCATTATGGACAACATACCACCTGAATATAATCTGCCCATCGCCTCCCTGCTCATCATACACACCCTTGATGATGTCAAAGGTGCGTTTGTCGTTGTATTCTAATATCTTTATCTTGGAAGTTTCGCCAAGTATGAAGTTGTCAATGTTGTAGTATTCCTCGTTTACATCGATGCTGATGTCCAAGGCATCAAAGCCGTCAGGCTCTTGTATTTCGTGAATACCGGCGTATTTCCCTGTAATTACTTCTAATCGGAAAATCTGCCCTACTCCACTTTGATATTGTATATTCTTAATCCCTTTCATTTCCCTTTATTTTAATGGTGTTTTTAGTTTTCTTCACTCTACTTACTGCTACTGGTATTTGTCCGCCTTTTTGGGTGTATATGTAGCCGTTAAGTTCAAATACGCTGGTCTTATCATATTTCCTCATCACTCGGTCTTGCTGTTCGCCTATTTTAGAGGCTAACTTGTCGTAGTCTATTGCTGGCGTGTTGATATTCATCGGCACTTGGATATTCTTAACGATGCCGTTAGACAACAGAACCTCATCCAGCGCAGGTGTTTTGATGTTCTCTAATATCTTACGCGTTTCTGATGCTGTGTAAATTCGGTCTCCCTGTTCCAAGTATTTCAGCCTTGCACCTTTGTCGCTTCCCAAGTCCTTAATGTTTCCGTGCTTATCGGTATGGATTTCGGCTCCTCGCTCATCTGTCCACGCCCAGCCTTGTGGTGCGTTTTTCGTTCCCACAAAGTATTGTGGCACTGGGTTTTTACTCATAATCAGCCCTGCTTGTAGCGCACCGAATGCAAGTGCAATTCCAGCAGGAACAAGCCCAGCAGGAACACCAAGTTGAGCGATAGACTGCGTTGCTCCCAATGCTCCGTTCATCAGTGCCTGTTGTGCCTGCGCCCTTTGTTCGGCTCTTGCCTTTTGCGCTTGTATCAGTTTCTCTTTCTGCATCTGCTGTTCCTTGATTACCATGGCTTCATCTTCCAAGGCGTTACGCTCGGCGATTTGCTCCTCTGTAAGTTCAGATAGACCATTAAGCGCATCAAGTCTTTTGTCAATAAATCCGAGTTCCGTGTCTGTTATGGTCTTCGAGCGTTCCAGTTCCTCATCAAGTTCAGCAATCGTTCGCTCCTTGCCTGATGATATTGCTTTCCCTGCAAAATCGCTGATTAGCGCTGTGGCCATGTTCATATAGTCAGCGAAAGACATAGAGAAGTCCTTGCCTTGCTGTAATATCTTGCTGTATAGGTCAGAAAACTGCTTACTTACGGCATCCAATCCCAAGTCTGCCAAGTTCTGCTCTACCAAGTTTTTGAGCGGTTCTAATCCCTCCACGATACGCAGAAACATCTTATTGGCTTTGTTCTTCTCATTCTCCATTATGGAAGTGTCCAGCTGTGTTATCTGTAAGTCAGTCTGTGCGAGTTGGACTTTTTCATCTTCATTAAGGTCTTTGCCTTGCTCTTGTAGAAGCGCCCTTTTTGCTTCCAACTGCTCTTTTAGTAGTTGCAATTTCTCTTTCTCTCTCTTATTGACTGCTATGGTGGTGTCGTATTCTAATAACTCCAAGAAATACTGCTTATCCTTGTAGGATATACTCTTGTCGTTCATTATCATCTGCTTCTTATATTCGGCAGTTTCTTGACCAAGAAGTTTGATATACTCTATTTCCTTTTGGTTTTTCTCCAATAAGGCTTGGTTGAGTTGCCTCATCTTATCCTGCTGACTTTCGTTTTCATCGAATAGGTCTTTGGACTTTTGCGACTCTATTTCCCTTTGTTCCTGCTTGTATTTCTTTGCAAGGTCAAGTAGTTTGGTGTAGTATGTATCTTTTTCTTTGATAACCTGCCCATCTATTTCTATTTCCTTTACGAGTAGGTCATAGCCTGTAAGTTCATTTTGAGCCTCCACACGCTGTCTTCGGAACTCCTCTAATAGTTTGTTATGCTCAAAATCCAAGTCTTTACGAGCCTTGTCAAAAGCCTCTTTGTCTAACTGTTCCTGTGTTTTCTCTTTCTTTACCCTGCCTTTTGGTGTCTTTTTCTTTTTCTGCTCCTTACCAGCCTTTGGTGGGTCTACTACTTTCACACTGCTTCTTGGCACAAGTTCGCCATCAACCACAGTATATTCATTAGCTCTTTTATTAGTGAATTTCCCGTTCGCAGCCGTTTCTCTCCAAAAGTTATTGTGAACAAAGTATTTCTGCCCTTTCTTCCTTGCTTCAATAAGTTTGTTTTCTAATTCCTTTTGGTTTTTAAGGTTTTCCAGCGCTTTTTCATCGCCTGAAAGAATTGCAGCGTTTTCTTTATTCAGACTTGATAGTTTCTCTTTTGTGGTGTCAATGATAGAGCCAAAGTCTCCCAGCATCTTGATAGCGTCCTCTGTTCCGAATATGGCATCTTTGATAGATTTCACAAAATACTCTATACCCTTGATAACAAGTTTAATAACAGTGCTAATTGCCACGAGATTGGTTTTAACCTGATTAACCACCAAATTAACCAAATCCCAGCCCTTGCCGTTGTCAAATAGGTTTCCTGTAAGGGCGTTAATCACATCGCCCACGGCTTCAAAAACATCTTTCAATTCGCCCATTATACTCACACCATCTGCTCCTCCTGTAATGGCTAAATCGAGAAACTCTTCCAATAGACCTTTGGCGATTTCCAAAACATCAGCAATAGCATTGATGAAATCCTTGTTGGTAGAAAGGGTATCCAAGAACTCTGTCCATTGGTTTTTGAGCCTGTTCTGTGCGCCAGCGAGGGTATCTATTCTATCAACAGCATCAAGTCCATAGACTTTTTTAAGCTCTTCGGCTACTTTTGGCAATACATCTCCTGCTACTACCTGCCCCTTTTTCAGCATGTCATCTAATTCGGAAGTAGACACGCCCATAGCATCAGCGAATATCTTCATCGCCCCAGGGAGCCTTTCCCCTAACTGCCCTCTCAATTCCTCTGCTTGGATGTTCCCTTTGGATACCATTTGCTCCAATGCGGTATAAACACCCTCTATTTGTTCGGCAGGAAGACCGAGTTTAGCACCTGCACCAGCAAAGGCTTCAAATACTTCTTTGGCTTTCTCGCCCTCCAAACTGGTGTTTTTCGCTGCTGCGCTGAACTTGGTGTAGGAGTCCGTAAGGCTGATAAGTTCCAATCCGTATTTTTCGGCAGCGCTTGAAAGAAACTCCTTTTGATAACCTACTTCTTCCTCTGTTTGGAAAACTTCTTTCATTGCGTAATTCACGGCGTTGAGTTTCTGAACGGTCTCATAAGATTGAGCAGCAATGTCGCCAAGCATTCT